ATATTAATTTTTTAATCAAAAAAAAAACAAAAAATTATATATCAATCATTTATAAATTTGATATACTAAAGTAATTTCAGGAGTTATTCGTTTAGAATAAAATGTGGCATCTATAATAGGATTAGTTTGTAAGAACCTATATGAATTTTGTGTCTCGCGTATATCATCAAAATTATAATTATGATAAGAAAGCCAATTAATAGCATCATTTAAATTTATATCCTTATTAATAATTATAGTTTGTAATGAATCTTTAGGTATGTGTTTTTTAAGTGCTGTTTTTTTTGTAATATGAGGCATCTATATTATTATCAATTAAATAAATATCATAAATAATATATATAAAAAAAAAATGTCTAATGGTATTAATAATAATAATCAAACTGATTCATATTTTATAATAAATGGTAGGTTTATAGATTATGATATATATAAAGTAATAATAATGGATTTATTATATCGTTATGATAATCATACAATTAATGAAATAGTTGAAGAAGAACAATTAATTAATTAATTTATTAAAATTATAATATAATTTATGATTTAAAACATCTATAGATAAACAATCTTCAAATTTTTTAGTAGTTTTTTCATATATATTTTTTAATTGATCAATATTAATATTAGTTATAGGATAATCATTTAATATTAGTTTTAATTCTTTTTTACTTGTTATTTTTTTTATAATTAAATAAGATAAATTATCTCTTATGAATTTTGGTGTTTTAAAATATGATTGTGATAAATATATAGAAGTTATATTTTTTTTTCTTCCTAATTTAAAATAATCTTCTATTATTTGATTAGCTCCTTTATCTCCAACTAAATCATCAAATATAAATAATTGTTCTCCATTTGGTTGTATATCACTTAATCTTGGAATTTCACCATTTTCATAAACTGTTATAGAATCACCTAATTTTTTAATTAACATTTGATATAAAGGTTCATTACTATTTTTTAAACCTAAATATATATGATTAAATGTTCCATTAAACCTTTTTATTAAATTCAATAAAGTATTAGATTTACCACTTCCTGAAGGGCCAACTATTAAAATTCGTGAGGGTATTTCTATAAAATGTTTATTACCAAAATTAGGGTTGAAAGCTTTTGTTTGATATTCTTTTACAGATTTTAAATTATAAAAATTTTCACCCATATTTATATATATTATAATATACATTATAACTATTTAAATTTTTTAATATGAGTTCATATGCACCGCCTATCCCTAATCCTCCTACAAATATATTCAATTCATATGAATTCAATTCGGAGTCAGGCATGTATATTACTTTACAATATGCTCAAGAAAATTTTTTACAATTATTGGGGGGTACAATGACGGGGACAATTTATTCCGACGGTATAATAGATTCTCAAACTATTAGTGCTACAACATTAAATGTAAGTAATAATTTAACAATGTCTAATAATAAGGTTTTAACTTTAGGAACAGCAACAACTATTCAATATGTTAGTGCTAATTCAACTTTATATTTTGGTGCAACTAATTTTGGATTTGAAACCTCTTTAGCTAATAGACAACTTGCTATAAATAATTCATCTGGTAATTGTTTAAGATTAATTTATAATAATAATTCCGGAACAGAAACTAATTATACTGATTTATTAGTTTCATCAAGTGGTAATTTAAATATAACACCCTCTGGTGGGATAGTTTATATTAATTCAATTTTAAATACTACGTCAACCGTTACAGGTGGTTTAACCTTAGGTGGAATTTCAATATCAGCAACCGCAACTCAAATTAATTATTTAGAGCCAATTATAACATTAGGGGTTGGTGCGGCAAGTGGTTGTTTAACCTTAAATGCCTCTTCTAATATAACCTCTGGAATTAATAGTTTAACAGCAACTACTTTAATATCAACTAATTCAACTTTAACTAATTCAACAATAACTAATATTACTTTGGGTAGTACTTTAATAACTTCTTCAGGAACTCAATTAAATTATACTAATGTCACTGCTGGAACGGCAAGTGCTTCTAAATGTTTAGTTTTAGATTCTTCTTCTAATATAACTGGTATTAATAGTTTAACAACAACTTATTTGAGTACTAATTATATTTATAATCAAATTAGTATAACAACAAGTAATTTGATTATTACTAATTTAGCCGCAAATTCAGGATCTATTTATACTCAATCTAATTTGGGTATATATACTTCTACTGCAAATAAAGCTTTATGTGTAAATGATTATGCTGGTAATTGTATGAGATTAATTTATAATAATAATTCTGGAACAGAAACAAATTATGTAGATTTAAAAGTTTCTTCGGGTGGTAATTTTATAATGGCTCCGAGTGGCAATATAGCTCAAATTAACGGAGACCTTATTGTTACTACTTATTGCACAATTGGTACTGCTTCTTTACAAAGTTATCCATTATATGTAAATGGGTCTGTATCTTATTCAGTAGGAGGATCAACTTCTTATAGCGGGTCTGGATATGGTTTTTCTACTGGTTCTGGTACAACCATTGGTCCTGCTTCAAATTCAACGAGTTTATATACAACTAACGGTATAGTAGTTGCTAGCGGGCAAGTATGGTATTTATCAGATCGAAGAATAAAAAAAGAAATACACCATTTAAGTGAAACCTATGGAGATAAATTAATAGATAATATAAAATTAGTAGAATATAAATTAATTAAAGATAAAAACAATACACCAAATATAGGAGTTATAGCGCAAGATTTATTAGAATTAAATTATAAAGAATTTGTTAATTTTACACAAAATGATGAAATGGATGATGGAATACAATATGGAGTAGATTATACTAAATTATGTATACCAATAATATCATATATAAGAAAATTAAACAAAAAAATTAAATTTTTAGAGAACACATTTATAAATTTATACCCAGATATGAAAGGTCAATTTTAATATATATTATAAATATGAAATTTATGTAAATATTCGTCATATTTCTTTAATATTTTTTTTATATTTCCATTAGTATTTTCATTTATTTCTTTTAAAAATTCTATACAAAATAATCCACAATTATTTTCATTTAATGCTTGAATTTGTACATAACTATAATAAAACATACCTTTTTTAGTTAAATAATGATTTAATCTTTTAAATGGAGGCTGGCCAAAACTATCAAAATAAAATATATTATTCTTAATTTTTTTGAATGCTACAAAATGTCCGTCTTCATTTTTATTATGAATTAATACAATATAATTAGCGTCTTCGATTTGATTTAATTTATTAAAATCTTCAATTTTTAAAAAATGAATATTTAAATTATATTTGTTTGATAAATTTTCTAAATCAGATATGGTATAAGACATTATATATTTTAATTAATTTTTATTTTTACTTATATATATATAGTTATATTTTTTATTTTTAATAATGGCTTCCTGTGATACGGCAGCTAAAGTACAAATTGATCAAACAATTGCTGGTGAATCGCTTGATGATTGGAGGTCATATTGTTCTCAACGAAATTTTACTTATGTTGTCGATCAACAAAATGGTAATTATAGCAATATGGTTAGTTGGGATTTATCAAGTGCCATTAGTCAAAATTCTTGGATGTCTTTGCAAGAATCATATGTTGTTATGCCTTTTGCAACTCAATTTTTAACTTCAAATTCTGCTATTCCAACTGGATGTAGCGGAATCAGCGGTACGGCAGCTATTTTAACCACACCTACTGGAACTTTTACTTTGACAGCAGATAATATAGCATTAAAATCAGATTATTTAAATTTTATAGATTCAATACAATTATTTGTTAATGGAGAACAATTAATCGATCAAACTTCAATGTCAAATTTTCCACTTCAAGTAATATCTCAATTAACAATGTCACGAGATAATTTAAAATTAAAGGGATCTATTAATAATATTGCTCCCGATACTGCAACGAGTATTCGATATTCAGGACCGAATGTAACAACAACTGGAGATGGTTACACGAATAATTATTATTTGAATGCCGCAAATACTGCTACTCTTACAGGATATAATTATAGAGATTTTAATAACGGATTGGCTGATAGGCAATTATTTATAAATTCACCGGCTGCAACAGGAGCTGCTCTTAATGGTTACCCGCCTTGTTTAGGAAGTACAGTTAATGCTTTTACAAATATATGGGAGCCATATTTTAGTCAAGCTCAATATACTGCCAGTTCAACAAATTATGCTAGTTGCTGTGCATTAAATTACGTAGTATATCTACCATTAACAAGAATAGCCGATCTATTATCAAAATATCCTTTAGTCAAAGGTAGTCAAATAAGATTACAAATTAATTTTAACGCCGGAACTGCTCAATTTACTACAAATACTACTGGCACTAATTATGGTATGAAAATGTATGGTTATTCACCTTTGGGGGGGAATACGTGTCCTGTAATGGTAACTGCACCTTTATTAAACCCAGTAACTTCAACTGGAACAGCTGGTCAAATTGCTGTTTATACTGCAATTCAAACAAAAACTCAATCACAAATAACTACACAAGCGAGTGGTAATCAATGCCAATTAGGTTATTCTACATTACCAAATTGTAGAATTTATATTGCGAATTATGTAATAAACCCGAATTATGAAGAAAGATTATTATCTAATCGAGTTCAACGAATTCGTTATATGGATTGGTATCAACAAAGTATACTAAATCAAGCAAACGGAGCTTCAGTTAGTCAAACTCTATCAACAGCAATTACAAACCCTCAAATATTAATAGTTCTTCCTTTTCAAACCACAGGATCGTCTTTGTTTACTTCTGCAACAGGACTCTCTCAATTCCAATCGTTGTTCGATTCTGCGCCAAATACGACACTTGCCGGCGGAATGCTTGCTTTTCAAAATGCAAATGTTAGTATTTCTGGTAAAAATTTATTTAATCAAAATGCCAATTATACTTTTGATATATGGAGTCAAGAGATTCAAAGATTTGGTTTAAACGGCGGTTTAAATAAAGAACTAAGCTCGGGCTTAATTGATTATACAACATTCACGTGGTCTCCATATTTCGTCGCTGATTTATCAAGAAGAACTGAAGCTCAAGATAAAACTTATCAAAGTGTAACTTTTCAATGTACAAATTCAAGCGGTGTTGGAGTTGATTATTACTGTTTTATTGGTTTCCAAAAAGAAATAGAAGTGGATATTTTAACAGGTCAAACTAAAAGAATTTTCTAAATAAAAAAATGTATTTAAATAAATAAATAGACTTATTTTTTTTTGATATAATATAGAATGAGTTTAATAACTAAGAAAAATCCAAATGCTTCAGTATCTGGTTTTTTTAATCCTGATAAATTTATAATTGAAAACAAAAAAAATATCAATATTCAAAATCAAGTTAGACCTTTAATTGATGAATATTTAGAAAAAAAATCAACATTTCCAGATTTAACTTATAATGATAAAAAATATTTAACTGATTCTCAAAAAAGAAATGTGATAACAGAACAACTCAGATCATTATTCAAAAATGGACAAGAATTAAATAATGCTATTCAAACATTATCACAACTTAACGAAATTGATAATTTTTATAGATTTGGTAGTTTATTTTTAACTAAAAATAAAGGTTTAAGAGAT